ACCACCAACGCCAAGCACGAATACACGGCCAGCGTGTGCAGTAACTTTCGCGAGAGCTTTAGCCAGCTCTTCAATTTTGTTTTTATCAATACCATTTGCAATATCTATTACTTCGTTGAAATAATTATCTGTGTGACTCATTATATGAAACCCTCTGTCTCAATTCGCTAGAAGAATAACCATGCTTACGTTCGATGAAAACAATTTCTATGTTTCTGAACTTACAAAGTTCTTCGCCGTGGATATACTCGCCTCTATATTCCTCACCGATAAACCGTTTCCTGAACTCACCAATACTTAGTATGTTGAGTAAGTCATCTTCAGTGTCATAAGGAATGATAGCATCAACCCAACGGCACGCATCGAGTTGCGCATACCTTTCAAACAATGATTGAATTGGTTTGTTCTTTGAATCTGGACGATCAATTGTAGGGTCTGATTGTAACCCTACGATCAGCTGATCGCACTGTGCCTTACAATGCTGAAGCATAGTCGTATGTCCAGCATGAAATAGATCAAACGTGCCGAACGTAATACCAATGTTTGGTCTCCACTTTTCAGTAGAGTTAGCAGTATAACATTGTTCTGGTACTGCGTAACCTGTAAACTTACTCGCTCCGTACAACATAATACATATTCCCTCCGTCCCACTTGTTTAGACCATCACTAACAAGAGGAATCTTCTCTACATTCTTATCCATGAAAAAGTTATTGAAGTAATCATCATTGACTTCTAGTCCGAACACAGCTGACTGTGCTAGTATAAGCCAATTTTTGGATTTGTCAATCTTTGGCATCAAAACATTACGATATTCGACTGGTGTTTCTGACAATGACCATGTAGCAATAACAAGATCAGCATGAGTTACATTGTCATCTTCGAATGACCACTCCGGAGTGATACCCTGCTTACCAAGATAGTGTGCCTGAATTGGTTGAGTCTCTGGAATATCTACAATGGTATACTTACCTTTGAAACCTAGAGCATGAACAACCGAACACATGTCTCCATAACCAGCACCAATCTCAACGATTGATTCCATATTCTTTAGCTTATCAGCGAAACCAGTAATGCATAGATGAGCAATATCTTGGATACGCTGCATCGATGTATCAAAATCTGAAGTTACTCGAAGTTCTGGTCGGATATGTTCAGGAGCTCCAATCCAGTTTTCCTGAAGAGCCTCTGCGATTTCTTCGTTTCGTGCAGCATGATAGAATGCTTCGCCAACGAAACGGGATGTTCTATACTGTGTAATGAAAGGAACGTTGTGGCAAGAAGCCCACAACCTAAAACGATTGAGCGGGAGCGTAGCACAATCATGCTTAAACACTTCCCGCATCGTTGGCCAATACTCTGGCCCATTTACCTGTTTAGCTTCACGTGCTTTAATAGCAACTGCTGACATCGGATCGAAGTCAGACCAAATAAATTCCATAACAAACTCCTAATGTGTTATGCTTGCCTATCAATAAACAATGTATCAAACTTCTTTGCTTCAAAGAAAGTCTTTACTAGATTGATGACAACCTTTTCGTCGAATGGCTTACATGAAAAGACATCAATGTAGGCATCGTTTGTTTCATCAACAAAGTGTGCACAGATGTTACTTGTTTCAATAAGTTGAACAAGAGTATATCCCTGCTTGTCTCCGTGACCAAACTTAACAATCTGTGGTTCGCCATAAGCAACCATGTCAATCTGCTTCACTAACTGTTTAGCGAACTGATGGATTGTGTTGTAATCTGTGATAGTGGAATGGTTACAATCACCTGCATTAATTATAAGATGATGCCCCCAATAAGTCTTTTCGTTCATTTACATCTCCTAAGTGTATTGATAAGGATCTAAAATTTCAACATACTCTACGGAGTCGATGCGAAATGAACGCCATCCACCCTTCATCACATCCCAAACAGCAAGAACTTCTTGGTTCTTGTCGTGGAAATCTTTTTCTTCTGCCTGTTCATTAACGTAGTTAGGCGGCAGAAGTTCTGGCATCAATGTGCAACGCATCTCACGCTTGTCGCCATTGACCTTTGTAAAGAAAACATTCATTACATTCTTACGTAGGTCTTGTAGTAGCACGTCACGCTCGTAGGCCATTAGTTGTTCTCCAATAGAATCTTTCGATGATCTGAAGTTTCTTCAGTAAGATGACGCTTTAGCTGTTCGAACCCACCGATATTGAAACCGTCGAGAACGATGATAGGAAACGTCTTAGCTTCTGGAAACTTTGTTAGTAGAACTTCCCGAGTAAAATCTTCATCCAACTTGTACTCAACGAAATCTTTACCATGAATCTTTAACATCTGCTTTGCTTGATCGCAGAACGAACAGTTATTTTTTGAATAAATTTCAATTGCCATCGAAGTATTCCTCCCAATATAAATTAACATCGGCAGGATTGTAAGGATTATATCCGTGCTCGATCATGTCTGTCTCTACCATAAATTCTAGATCACTACTCATGTTCATAACAACCTCCACATTTAGACAGATTATATTATACTAAATTCTAGGGTAAAAGTAAACTCTTATTTTAAGGAGAGCTCTTTATCTTTTAATGAAGCCTCGTATTTATTCATCTTGTCAATGTAGCCACGATTACGTAGCTCTTTAAATACAAGATTCTCTCTACCAAATTCTCCATACTGTTGTAGAGATGCAGTTCGCATGTTTTTGAATCTAACTTTCATATTGTTGAATGATTCTTCGCCCATGTGATGCTTAATCATATGGTCAATAGCATGCATATAATGTGAGACTTTTTGTTTAAGTAGATGATCGTTTTGAAAATCATAATCTACTTTGTGTGGTTTGGCAACCCACTTGTCATTCTGTAATGAATATACGCCTTGGTTCTTTGGATATTTAATATCGTCATCCTGAGCGTAAGGTTCTAGAGGATAACCATATACATCTACATTGTGAGTAAGAGTCCATAGAGACTTCTTATCCTGTAGATATTCTTCTACAAACTTTGGGTCGCTGAATAATTTGCTACGATCTACGATTAGATGAACGTCAATGTCAGACTTGCCAGTGTAATTGTAGTTGGCATTGCCACCTGTCATAACGATATCTTGGATCATTGACTTTGGAATTTTAGCGAACTCTGCCCAAGCATGACCAAACTTAATAAGAGCCTGTCTTACTTCTGGTTTGATCTTATCTTCGTCTTTCCATATCTTAGAGTTTAACTCATCGTGATATTGAAGAGTGAGTTTTATCTCAGTCAGATAATCGCTAAAATTCAGCATGTTTCCTCCGGAATGTTATGTATTATTTATAATTCCAGAGAGTTATATCACTTGGTCTTGATGTAAGACGCCTTGATCTTACTCTTCTCAAGAACCTCAAACCCATTAGGGAATAGATACTTCTGTTCTACGATCTCATCATGATCGTACATCCAGATGTCATCGAATACATACACAGCACCAGCTGGTGCTCGCTGGACAAAGAAGTCTACTTCTAGATGTAGAGCGCTGTTATCATGTGGACCATCAAAAAATACGAAAGCATATTCATTCTCATACTTCTTGACGTTATCATATACTGGAACGCCATCGCCATAACGATTGAAGAACTCATGATCTTCTAGACAGAAGAACGAGAAGTTTAGACCAGCATTATAGGCATAGAAATATAGAGAAGGAATGATACGATTACGCATTGTGTTATCATAATCAAAACGCTGAGGAGAAGTCAATTCCTTAGACATCTTATCGCCTTCGATCGCACGATCTGGATTATGAATGGTCATGTTGAGATTGGTGCATTCAATCTCGATGTTACCATAAGGATCAATGCAGAACATAGAACGGTTGCTGTTACCAGTATGAACTAGAGTGTCAATAATCATCTTAGCGGATCCGCCACGACGAGTACCAATTTCAACAACAGCACCAGGAACATCTGGCTTTACTGCAGCTACTGCATTAACTAGAATCTCATATTCCTGAGAGTCTGTACCGAATACTTCTTCATCACTAAAACGAATGATCGCCATTACTTTACTCCATTATATCCAATACCACAATGCTTCTGCTTTGCAGACTTTTTGCCTTCAATTGCTTCTAGAATTCGAGAAAGCAATACGATTACCATTGACATATTATACTCCCATAAAAACTTTAACTACGCCAGCAGCGTATATTAAAAGAATAAAAACTTGAATTGTGATTAGTGACCACTTCTTCCAGTGCAAAGCCATAAGCAACCAAAGAAAGTTACCTAATGCACTCATATATATGTTAGCTGGATATACGTTCCATGATGTAAGAGCAACACCAATAATCAAAGTTATGGTTGCTGCCCACTCAATAAAAGTCCACAATCTGGTCTGCGATGCCATACTTCACTGCCTCCTTGGGCGTCAACCAAACATCTTCTGGTGGTAGCAAATACTTTTTAATAACTGCTTCTGTTTGGCCAGTGCATTTTCTATAATGATCAACAAGACGTTGACTTGTATTGTTAAATTCTTTTACTGATGCCATCAATTCATGTTCTTTGCCCATAGATCCCCATGAAAACTGGTGGGAAAGAATAGCGGTGTTTCTAGTAATGTAGCGATGTCCTTTCGTTCCCGACATGAACGTAAGTAGACCACAAGAAGCAATTTCACCAAGTCCATATGTATATACCGGAATCTTTGAGCCTTTCATCGTGTCAATTAATGCAAAGGCTGAGGGAACTTCGCCGCCAGGAGAGTTGATAATCATCTTCATAAACTTTGGGCGGTCTTTCTTCATTAGATTGCGAGCAAGAATAAATTTCATTGCTTCGCCTGTCGAACCTGCATCAAAAGTTGAATTAAAAAGATAATAATGATGATCTTCTATGTTGGGAATATCTATGTTCTTATCCTCTTTTTCTATGTTCAAGTTTGCCTCCATGATAAAAAGGGAGGCACGGACATTGCCTCCCTTATACTTATATTATCTCTGTACGTGCATATGGTTGTAATGACCAGCAGTTCGCCATAGAACAGTATAACCTTCTGCTCTTAGGTTGGATGCTAAGCGATCAAAACGACCTGCATATCCTGAGCGAGCTTCATATACACCACGTCCTACGTTAATGTCAATAGCATTACCAGAGTAATGCGCAGAATGATGAGCGTGAACGTGATGAACGCCCCCGAATGCTGGGTGTTCAGAAACACGGAATCCAGCATGCTGCAACTCACGACCAAGTGCTACAATTGAACCACCTGTATATGATTCGTCTGCTTGATCGAAACGATAAGTTGCCTCTCTTTGTTTATAGTATGATTGAGCATGCTTTCTGCTTTTAAATTTAAAAACAGGCGACACGCCCCAGTTGTCGTCAGTTCCACCTAGAATTGCATCTAGAGGATTCGTTTCTTCAACTTCGTAGTTTGCTGAATACTGACTATGTTTGCCGTGAGGACGGGCAGATGCTACGTTGCTGAATGCAAGCATAGCTGCTGCTGTCATCGCAGCTAGAATAATCTTCTTCATTTTGGGATTTACCTTTCTGTTATGTGCAACCGACTCTTAACACGGATGGTAATTTAAATGTGCGGTTCCAGAGAAACCTAGAGCACGAGCCACGTTTTGATTAACGTCAATTGTTCTTCCTCTGACGAATGGCCCTCTATCGGTTACAACGGCTTCTACTTGCCTACCATTTGACGGATTGTGGATACAAACCGTGGTTCCAAATGGTAAGGTTCTATGCGCCACACCGTAATGATGACGCATACCGGATGCTGTCCGTCCGCTCCGGTCGTTATACCACGAGGCGTTATGTCCGCCACCAGTGGAATAATTATTTATATGCTTTCCGTGCTTGCCATATGCGACCTGCTGGGGTTGATTCCAACCACCAAACAAGTCATCTAAAAAACCAGCATGTGCAGGGAGAGTTACTAGCGCAAAGGCTAGTGCTATAATAAAACGCATAATATATCCTTTCAAAAATGGTGTCTCAGGTAGGACTCGAACCTACAACCACGCTGTTATGAGCAGCGGGAACTAACCAATTGTTCTACTGAGACAATTTCTTTTTAAGCCAAGCCTCACGTAATGCTTTCTTATGGGCTTCGCTTTTTGGTCTACCTTTAAGAGCAAGACCGCCTTTTCTACCATTCTCAGATAACTGATCTGTGGTAAACTTCTTTACATTTTTCTTGCCATTCTCAGATAGCATTTCACTTATATTGAATCACAAACGATAATCTGTTTTCTTTTGCGTACATATTTGGCGGAAGGATCATATGAGGAATAGATCCATCGAATACAATAACCCTTCCTGGTTTAAAGAAAGAACAGTACTCTACTTCTTGTAAGTCTTCAGAAGAAAATAGAGTACACCCAGCCCACTCATTATCCCAAACCATATTTGAATAATATAAAAACGTCAACCCGTTTTTACAATCAGTATGGAAAGAACAATCCTCAGCAGCGTTAGAACAATTTACTCGTATCTGATGAATTTCTCTAGAAGGCAAATCATACTTCTTAGAAATAAATTTGAAACCTTCTGTTTCTAGCATTCCTGACGTTTCCAAGTCAACGTAAGAATATCTAGAAAAGATTTGTTTACGATACGACGAAGAAGCACTATCATTACCAGTTATATTGAATAAAGAATTCGAATAGAAAAGATAAAAATTGTACCTTTCGGCGTAACCAAACAAGTCATCATATACATGAATTATTCTGTTACTGGATGTCTCTATTTCTTTACAGTTCATTATGCCAACAGCCTATCAGCTGCGATAGATGCTGCGAAAGCGTTGGGCTTTACGAAAGGTACTACGTTACAAAATCCCTTAATATAGCCAACTGCTTCAGAGATTACGCATGAAGAACCATGCTTCTCGTCAGGGTTGATGTCCAGATGGATTTGAACATCTCGGTAGCCGATAACTTCCTCAAGATCCAAATACATCTGTGCTGTGCGCATAACTTCATTCATCAAGCGCATACGTGGCTTATCCTTCTTCTGATCATAATCTCTTTCAGATTCTAGTTGACCAAAAACTTTACAACCACGATTACCATCGTAATGAATCACAATTACAGTGCAGTATTCAGCATACCACGCTTCACCCTTACGATAGCGTGCTGAATCTGAACCAATATAGATTTTGGTTGACAATGATGTATTGACAATAAATTCTTTTACTTCGTCCAGATCCAGCTTACGCATTTCTTATAGTCCTAGAACACCAAGGCCAAGAAGACCCTGCTTACCCTTTGGGGTAATATCAATAGAAATATCGCTACCGTCGTTATCAACATCAACGTCAGCGCCTGGAGGAGCAGTCACAACTAGACCGTGTGGGGTATACTGGGCTGCTGGCGCATAAACACCATGGCTCTTTGTAGCACCAGGAACAGCAACAGTCTTACCGTTGTGAGTCTCGTCTAGGGTTGTTAGTGCGGATGCAGAAACTGTTAGACCGAGAACGATTGCTGCTGATAGAAAAAACTTATTCATTATTATTCACCTTTCTTGATTAAATTACTTACGCTTGCGACCCTTCAAACGACGAGCCTTGCGCTTCTGACTGCCGACTTTACGGCGACCCTTACGTGGTCGATTCTTACTTGGCCATGGCATTATGCACCTCCATTGTTAATAGGTTTATTATACCTTCTTTTTCAAAAATGTCAAGTGTTTCTTGTGTATCTTACACGAGATCCACGAGTTATACCATTGATCGGACTCGAGAACATCGTTCTGAAACTGATACTTGGCTTCAAAGTATGACATCTCGCCTTTCGAAGAACAGAATCTAAGAATCTCTCTTCTGAATTGATCTTGGCCGAATATATTTACGTGATGGTTTAGCTCTTCATTAGATCCAAAGTAGTCTTTCCAATCAGACTCTACTTTGTATTTCTTTTTCTTACCCTTGAGCTGTTTTGT